TCGCCTTGAATATCCAGGCACCAAGGGCGTCATCTTCCGTCGTACATATGAAGAACTGGAATCCAACCATATCAGGATGTTGTTTACAGAGCATCCGTGGCTCAAGAAATTCTACAAAAAACAGGAACGACTCCTCGTGCTGCCCAATGGCAGTACGCTTGAGTTTTGTCATTGCCGCTACCTGGACGAGCTTGACCTGTACCAGGGCCGGGAATGGGAAGATATTGGGATCGACGAAGCCGGCCAGTGGCCCGGAGAGTGGGTTTCAAGGCTGCGCGCCAGTAACAGAACGTCGAAACCTGGGCTGGCCCCGCGTATGATGCTCACCGGAAACCCCGGAGGCGTCGGCCATCAGTACCTCAAGCGCATATTCATCACCAGGGAATACACCGACCGGGAAGATGCAAACGATTATGCGTTTGTCCAAGCCTTCGTCCAAGACAACCCAGCGCTGATGAAAAATGATCCAGATTATATCAAGCGCCTCAAGGCCGAGCCCAACGAGATGATCCGCAAAGCCTGGCTGTACGGCGATTGGGACCTCGAAGCCGGGCAGTTTTTCTCGGAGCTTAACCGGGAAATCCATCTCGTGCGGCCGTTTAAGATCCCCGCGCACTGGCGCAGGTTTGCAGCGTTTGACCCTGGGTTTCATCACCCGGCCGCGTTTGGCTGGTTCGCTTGCAACGAGGACGGTGACGTTTACTGGTATCGGTACTATTGCGAAAAAGGAAAGCGCATTGACCAGGTATCCAGGGAGCTTCACCAATGGAAAGACACTGGCTATCTCTATCAGGTGTGCGGCGGGCACGATTGCTGGGCGCGTGGTCGAGATGGCGGCCCTACAATCGCAGATCAATTTTCAGGCTTGCCGCCCGACATCCGTATGCACCTGATAAAAGCAAATATCGACCGTGCGCAGGGAGCAGCGGAGCTACGCAAGCGATTCGCCTGGCGCGATATGCCTACCGGCATGAAAGGCCCGCGTTTGTTTTTCTTCGACACACCTGACGTGCGCCACGCCTTCGAGAGCTTGACCAACATGGTTTACGATCCGAAGAAACCAGAAGACGTGCTGAAGCAAGACGCAAGCGATAGCAATAAATACAGCGGCGACGAAGCCTACGACGTTTGCTTTGTAGCTGGCACGAAGATTCAAACGCCGACCGGAAAACGCGCAATCGAAACAATAAAGGTTGGCGACCTGGTGTTGACACGAAACGGCCCGCAACCAGTTGAAGCCGCAGGAACCACCGGCGTTAAAAAGACAATTAAGGTTGAGTTTTCAAATGGAGCCGAACTCGTTGGCACCGAAAACCATCCCGTGTTTGTTGATGGAAAAGGTTTTATTCCGTTGCAATCGTTAGTGCAAGGCGATACGGTATTATCATGCGCGGAAAAGTATTTACCGCAAACAAGTATAGTAAAACAAGATCGTGCAGCAAAAAATGCAGTGCGCGTTCTCGCTTCCTCCCCGGCGGCGACAGAGAGCGTCTATAATCTTTCAGTAGCAAACAATCCAGAATACTACGCCAATGGTATTCTCGTGCATAATTGCAGATACGCTATGATGTCGTGGCCGATGAATAGCAAGGCAGTGCTTGAAGAACGCGACCTCACGGTTACAGAGACACGAGCGGCGCGCGTTGCGGAATACCAAAAGAAGAAACGTAAACTCAACCGGGGAAGAAAGTCTTACGACAACACCCTCGGGAGATTCGTGCACTAGGGGGCGGTATGGCAAACTATTGGATAGATTCAGTTTTGATTTTGGTTATTTGGGCAATGATTGCGCGCGATATGTGGAAAGATCACACGCACAACCAGATCGTGCGCGACTTGACCTCGAAGATTATGGCCGAAGATTTAAATGAGTACCGTACGGTTATGGAGTACTCGCCACCCGGAAGGCAGAGAAAAGAAGTTGATAAAAACAAGAAGCCAACGGACGCGGTTCTCGGAGATGTTTATTGAATCAGGGCAATAACGCCCCAAAGGAGGTAGGTTATGGCTTCAACAGTGGTACTGGATGCCGGGAGCCCGTTTGTAATTGGGGACCGGAGACAATCAAATGGTACGATCAACCTGGCAACATACGCGACCGGCGGTATCGCGGTTACGCCAGCGCAGTTTGGTTTTTCTGAACTGCTTGACTTGGACGTAGAGGAAGCCGGTGGCTTAGACTACCGTTTCAACAAGTCCACCGTAAAGGTAATGGCATATATGGGCGGCGAAGGCGACTTCACGCCAGCCGGAACAATCGCTTCGACGCTAACGAAACACGCTGACAGCGCAGGAACACCCGCAGGAACAAACGCAGTTACAGCGGTTGCCGGTTCTTCTCATGTTCATGGTATGACAACGGCCACGACAGATGCAGAGCTTACGCACACACACGCAGTTGCACTTGACACGGGCGCGTCAGCGGCAGGCTCGGCTCACCAGCACGCACAGACAGGCGTTACAAACGCAGCAAGCGTTGTGAATCCTGAGTTTGTTGGCGACCTCGCAGCTTCGACGAAGCCTGTTATCACGCTTACGCATAACGCAGATCCCCAAACCAACCTCAACGCCGAACCGCTGTTCATTACAGAAGCATACGGCAGTGCGATTAAAAATGTTGGTATTTTGCAGAGCACCACAGACAGCAACGCTGATGTTCTCGGCGAAACCGCAGACGGCATTGGCGGTGCAGTTACAGCGTCTTGTCGCTTCTTCGTGAAAGACAACAACTCCCCAACGGGTGTGCAGATTTACGTCAACGAAGGCGCAACAGATCAGCTTGAGTTTGTCTCTCCGACCACGACCGATGCGTACATTGTCATGCCTTACGAAGTTGTAGCCTCTGGAATCGCCGGTTACGGCTGCGTTGTTAAGGTTACGCATAACGCTTCCGCTGATAGCGGTAAGGCGTTGTTCTTCGATGATAACGGCGCAGCAGACGCGCAGCTTGTCTTTGTCGATGCTGGCGCAGCCGGTGGCGTTGTTCCTGCCGCAGATATTACGGTTGTCGGACCTTTCCTTGGCGATGCCTCGGCTGGTAGCGTAGGAACAGCACTTGCTCAGGTTATCTCTGGAAGCTCAGATGCCGAGTCTGCTCACACGCACGCCAGTGGAACGCTTGGCGATGCAGCCTCCGGTGTTGGCTCAAGCCACACGCACGGCATGACCGGAAGCTCGGTCGATGCTGAAGCGGCCCACACGCACGCAAACACGGTAGCGTTTACCGGGTCAGCAATGGGAACGCATAGCCACGAATCAACGGTTGCCTCGGCCTTTACCGGCACGGCAGTAACGACCGGCGGTGTGGCAGTGGAAGTTGGAGCGATTAGTCTCGCGGCCGCAGGTTACACGGCTCGCTTTGAAGCGATTGGACGGTAATATGCCACAAGGTAACGTCATCGGATGGCCGGACTACGCGCAGGAAGAAAGACGCACGGCAGCGTTGGCCGCAGCAGACGCGGTACGGTCGGGTCAGGCAAAAGAGGTCGGTCTTTCAGATTGGCTTGAAGCAAAGAAGGCAACAGCAGAACAACGAAAGATTCAGAATAGAGGTAAACATGGACAGCAATCTTTACGAGGCACTTTGCCCTGATTGCCAGAAGCTCGCTTCGGTGGCTGGAGAAAAGCCCGAAGATAAGATGGACAAGCCGCCAAAGGATTTCAACGAAGCAGACGAGCGGGGCATTGAGCGTTTTAAGAAGTCAAAAGAGGATGAGAAGGGTGATAAATGAGCACCTCATTAACGCTTGCCGAAGCCAGTGGACTTTCTATGGAGGCTGTTGCCTCGCCGTTTGATAATCAATCAGAGGAAATGCTCTGCGGTGAGATCGACAAGCTCAAAGACGAAATGAAGCGCGTGCTCAAGCGTTATCATCGCCAATGGTTTTTCCAGATAGCGATGCGCATGGGCGCTCAATGGCTCCAGCACAACCCCGAAGGCTATACCGTAATGCCCGAGAACAATGACGGGCACGTTCGTATGGTGATGAATAGGCTTTTGCCAATTCACCAAACGAAACTCGGTAAAATCCTAAAGGCAGATCCCTGGGTTGAGGTACGCGCAGACCAGGCGTCGTACAAAAGCAAACGTCGTGCGCGAAAAGGCAACCGCCTTGCAAGCTACGTCTACGAAGAACAGAAGATGAAGTTGAAGTTGAAAACACTTGCAACGTGGTTCATTGATATGGGCACGGCGTTTCTTTACGTCTATTGGGACCCCAACCTTGGAGAAGAAATCGTTGAGTACCAACAGCACCCCGGAGCGGTGGACGAACAGCGCAACGGCCTGGACGAGATGGGCAACGTGCTACCGTTTGCCGTTGACGAGGAAGGTTACGTCCTCGATGAAGACGGAGAGAAGGTTGTTGCGAGCGAAGGTAAAACTGGCGACGTTGCGATTTCCGTTGTGCCAGCCTTTGACGTTACGCCTTACGGAATTAGAAACGATGGCTCGTATCGAGGGCTGATCTATACAAGCGCGCACAAGACCGACGAACTTAAAGCTGCGTATCCAGAGTTTAAGGATGACATACGACCAGAGGACGATAACGAGCGCATGAAATACTATCGCCAGATAAGGGGTGTGGTATCCAATGAGCACTATACGTCAGACGAAAAAACAAAAGACGATAACACTACGTTTATCGAAGAAATGTTTGAAGATCCCGGTGAGCAGTACAAGGACGGTCGGCACGTTATCCGCATCGGCAAAAAAGTCCTCAAGAACGGCCCGCTCCCGTATAAGCACAAAAGGATACCGCTTATTCGGTTCATCGACATTGAGAATAGCGGTCAACCGTTTGGCATGGGTACTATGCAGAATCTTT